ACCTCTTCTAGTGTTTTGTTGTATTCTTCTATTAAAATTTCGCGCAAATCCGACATACTTTGTTCCCTCATATAATAATGTCTGCAATACCTAGTTCGACTGCTTCTTCTGCTGATAAATAGACATTAACTTTTCGTTCGAGCATCTTTTTCAGTCTTGATTTTGTCATTTTTGTTTCTGCGACCAAACAATCTGAATACATTTCTTGCAATTGTTCGATTGCTTCCATTTCATTTAACATATTGTGCAGGTTTCCCTGGTTGCCTCCCACCACCGTGTGAAGCATAATTCTGCAGTTTTTTGCGATCTTTCTCTCGCCCTTTGTTCCCGCAGCCAAAAGCAAAACGCCGGCTGACATAACTTTGCCAAGACCAATGGTGTGAATCTCGCTATCTTCTCTCACAATTCTCATTGTATCATACAACGCAAACATATCGTCGGCGCTTCCACCATAGGTTGAAAGATAAAACTTGATGGGCTTCTTCTTTTCTTCGTCCTTGGTTAATCTATTGACTTCGTTCAAATATAACAAAGCATGAACCAAATCTGCTATTTTCTCCTCTACTACATCTGCGAAAAGACCGATCATATTTAACTCGGGCTCGGGTGGGGCGTCTTTGTCTTTGAGAGAGGCCGGGTCAAAAAATATTATCTTTTTCTCCTCTTCTTCTTCATCAGTATTGGTGATAAAGTTAGTTAAAGCGCTCTTGATTTTGTCAATCATTATTGCTCCTTGTCGATTGAAAGAAATTGTGCCACAAATTCCTTGTGCTTGTTTAAGTATAACATACTAGAGTCCCAATCGTCAAACTCTAATAATGGTTTAAAAGATTTTGAGTGACACTCGACTATTTCAGTGATGGCTTTTTGTTTATAGATGGCAAGCTCATCTTCGTGCCGATGGATAAACGCCATGATATTATGGGAACTTTCTTTGGAGTCCCGCATTTTTTCTGCGCGATATATTTTTGAGTAAGCATAATGTTCAATGCCTCTCACGATAATTCCCAAGCTTATTAATTGAGAGGTTTTAATTAATCGGAAGCTACTCCTCGTAGCGTTTAAAAAATAAAACGTCTTGCATGTAAAGTATCCGAATAAATAGGCTAGCACAAACAGGGCCCATTCCATATAACCACCTTTAAAAAAATAACCATCAGAGAGAAAGTCACTGATGGTTATTATAATCGCTCGCTGTTACTTTGTCAAGTTATTTCTTTGCAGTGAGTCTCGCAAAAATTCTTTCAGCTAATTGATCGCTTACTTCTTCGCGCTGCTTTTCGGCAACTAAGCGTGAAGCAACACGACGGGCAACCTCAGCGACGATGGCTTCTTGCTCTTCGGCTACCTTCTTCGCTTGTTGGGGGGAAACGCCGCCTTCCTTCCACCACTCTTCCTCGCTTTTTTTCTCCGGATCATCCTCAATTTCTCCGGGCATCCGAGACGAACGGCCGCGGCCCGTTTCTGTGCCAGTGACGCCCGAGGTGCGTTGAGAAAGTTTCCCGGGACGTCCCGTTCTTTCTTCTTCGATCTCTTGGCCTTCTTGATAGTTGCGCATTCCTGGCTCTTCTTCAACATCCAATTCAGCGCCCATTTCCATTTCCACGTCATCGGGTGCGCCTTCAACGCCGGGCTCTTCCAAGTCCATTTCTACATCAGCATCTACTTCGAGTTCTTCACCTCCTTCTACAGATGCATCAACACCAAGGCGGTCAGCAAGGAGATCAACTAAGTCACCAAGCAATTCTTCACGCGCCTCTTCGGGGATATCCAGGAGAGGATCGCCCTCGTCTTCAAGGTCGCCCTCTTCGGGCTCCATTCCCATATCCATGTCGGGAGGCATTTCGTCGCCTTCGGGCGGCCCTTCTTCGACGCCCACGTCCAGAGCTAATTCTTCTTCCTCTGGTTGTTCACTTAAATAAGTTTCGGTGAGGGGTGTTAGATTAGCAAGCTTCATAAAGTGCCGAATCTCGCCCTCTGTTAACAGTTTCTTACGAGCCATTTAAAATTCTCCTTAAGCCAAATTCTTGAACTCAAAAATAAATAGTAGGATTGTTCATTAAACACCTAAAAAAACGCACAATTAAAGTTCTGGATGCTCTTCTGCGATGAGATCAAAGATGTCTACTACCTGCTGTTCGGAGAGGCCTAGGTCGGTTAGTTTTTCTTTTCCTGTCTGCCTAAGTTTTTCAGATTTAGCCACGCGGCTTTTAGATTGAGGCTTCACTTCATTTATAAAATCGTGAATCCTGTCATCATTTTCAATGTATCCCGTAATTAAGTGTCGAAAGAAAGCGGCCTGCGATAAGCCATCGTGCTTCAGTCTAATTAAAAGCTTTGCATGTCGGTGGTCGTTGTCAGTAAAAACAATGCGCTTGGTTAAGTTGCCATAATCTATTTCATTACTCACTACCACTTCCTTGTATTAATATGCGTGTGGCTTTCCGACAAACTAGATGTGGTCTGTTCAATAAACTCTGCTTTGGACTGCAGTTCTTCAATTGACCTTGCGCCGCTATACGAGAGGCCCGACCGAATGCCTCGTTCTAATTCTTCAAGAATAGTCTCAACCTTTCCACCATATGGAACACGCGAGGCAATACCTTCTAGCGAAGAATATTTTCCGCGCCAATCTGTCTGCGCCTCTTTGCTGGCCATTCCTCGATAGGATTTCCATACGCTACCGTTAGCTTCTCTAAAAATTTCTCCTGGCGCCTCAGCCGCACCTGCGAGCAGGGAGCCACACATTACTGCGTCGGCCCCCGCGGCGAGAGCTTTTACCATGTCGCCAGAATTGCGCAAGCCGCCGTCAGCAATGATGGCTACGTCCCGATCTGTTTGCGCGCAATCTAAGATTGTTTGTAAGCCAGGAAGGCCATGGCCCGTTTGAATTCGCGTTGAGCAAATGGAGCCCCCGCCAATATTGCACCGCACAGAGCTAGCACCCCAATCAGAGAGATCGTTAATCGCCTCCAAGGTTGCAACGTTGCCTGCCATAATATGAATGTCGTAATCAAACATAGTGCGTAACTGTTGTAAGGCTGCCTTCATTAATATATGGTGCCCGTGGGCTACGTCTATGCAGATAAATGTTGCGCCGGCTTCAGTTGCTGCAATGGTGCGGTCAGTATAATCTCCCGTAACTCCAACAGCGGCACCAATATTAATCTCGCCGGCATTATCTGTTGCTATAGCAATATGGCGCGCTTGTTCTTCTATCGAATTATATCGATGAACAATGCCCGCGGCTCCTCTTTTGGCCAACTCCACAGCCATTGGTGCAGTGGTCACTGTGTCCATTGGGGATGAAAAAATTGGCGTTTGTAATATTAAACCATCGCCTAGGTCTGTAGAGATATCAATCTCCGAACGTGATTCGATATCGGAATATTGGGGTGACAATAATACATCGTCATATGAAATTGTTTTACGCATTAGGCATAACTCTCGATGAAATTTTTGATATCGCTTCTCCGATACCATGTATCTTTGTGAGGTTTCTCCGGGTCGCTCAAGATTTTAACTTGGGTTTGCGGAGGGTCTGCAATCACCATTGCGATTGTGGGAACCCCATTAAACTTTAACTGTCTTTCAACCTCGGGATGGTCATCGATGTTGAATGCAAAAAAATAGACGCCTTCATAATCAGACGATATCTCTTCATAAAAATCCTTTAAAGCATGACAGTAGTGACACTCATTAGAATAGAACTTAATCAAGCACGTAGCTGCTTCTCTGGTCTTGCCATCAAGCAAGTTGTTCAATGCCTTAATCGACAATCGTTGTACTGTCATCTTCTTGCTCCTTTTGTTTCATATATTCTGCGACCACTTTCTGCGCTTTGTCCCAGCAGTCCGGACAATAAAGACGTACTGTGTCTTTATCTTCTCTTACAACTACGTTCCACGACTCTACCATGACTTTATCTTGCTTGTCAAACGGCTTTACACAGGCGTTACATTCGTCTGGTAGCTGGTTGAACTGGAAAATTTTTTCCGACAGATTTTTAGTACTATCCTCCCCTAATTGTTTTTCCATTGCGCGCCTTTGTTTTCTATTCATCGGTTGATTCCCTCCACCCATCCGGGAATCATTCTTTGTGTTCCATCAAAAACTACGACTGCAGATGGGAACGGGGCCGAATTTTGACTGTCTCCAAATTTTAAGCGTCCTTTGACAAAGTGAATTTGAGCAGCCTTCATAACATATTCGTGCCAATACTTTGTGTCTGTTCGCGCTGGAATCAACATCACCACTTTAGTGTCTGCGTGCTGCGATTCTTCATATCCCTTTTTAATCCACGCATCAATGCCGCGGCCATATGGGGGGTTAACAAATACAGTGTGTCCTTCCCAACTTTTCTTCAAGCCATCTTCCATTGGTGTATAGAAGTTAGTGCACTTGGTATTATGCGGAGTGGCGCACGGGTCTAAATCAAAAGGCCCGAATCTCCAATCTAGTTTCTTAAAAAAGTCATCGGGTGTTGCCCACTCTCCGCTTTTGCTTGAAAACATAACTACTTGTGTTGCTTTATCCATTATTAATCCTTTGTGTTGCTTTGTTATAATATTCTTCATCTATCTCGCAGCCCACAAAGCTGCGATTAGTATTCTGTGCGGCTACTGCTGTGGTTGCGGAGCCTGCGAAACAATCCAAAACTAAATCGCCTTCATTGGAGTGCTTCTTAATTAGTGCCTCAAACAGAGGAAGACTTTTCTGTGTGGGGTGAAATCGGGATTTTCCCCCTTGGAGGGGATATTCGTATATACCTTTGTCGTATTTGCTATTAAAAGTGGGCTTTGACTTCTTGATGCCGAGCAGTGCGATCTCTCTGCAATTTGTTAAATAATTGACGCTGCTGTTAATTGGTTGTGGGTTTGTTTTAAGCCATTCGATAAAACGAATCTGTTTAAATTTTTCAGTCTCAAGCATGCTTTTAAGATTTGTCAACTTCCACAAATCAAAAAACACAATACAGGTACCACTGGGTTTCAATACGCGATAGAAGTGTTTGATGAACATTTCAAGCTGCTCTATTGTGAATTCAGAGTCCCAGCCGCCATAATTAGTTTTCACTGCGTACTTTTTACCATAAATGCTGCCGTACTTCAGAAAGTCGGCTTTCATTTTTAAAAGCGCCTTGTCTCTATTCTCAGGCTTTACTTGAGATTTTTCGAACCACTCGTTCCACTGTTCTTCTGTCTTATAGTCAAGCCAATCTTGCTCAGTCATAATATTAACAGAACCAAACATATCTTGTGCAGCAACGTGATTAACCCACTTGTCCATCCCAGAATCACGCGAGGTGATATAGGGGGGATCTGTTAAAATAAGGTCTACAGACTCATCCGGTATATCTGATAAGAACTGTAGACCTTCTTGGTGTTTAAGTATAATGCTCACTTTTGGTAATCATAGTGCGCTTGGTTAGAGTTCGCACCCTTTTGCCGGTTTTCAAGAACTGGCATTAGTTCACCATTGCTAGTGTCGTTGGTTCCGCCGTCTTTAACAGATTTTACATGATCAGCTTCATACTTTCCAAAGTAAAGATCTAAAATACTCATTTTTTCACCTGATCTAAGGACGCCCTTTTGTTTGTCATATAGTTCTAATTTTTGAGCCCAAGTAAAACAATCAGACGAATTTCTAATAATGGAAACTACACCGTCTTTTTTAAGATCATCAATATCTTGCAAAAATGCCCACTCAAACAAAGATTTGATATTTTTGTAACACGATGGTGTTCCATAGTATTTTGTCCAATATGTATAAGACTCGTCTTCTAAGTTTTCCTCCAAAACTGATTTAGATTTGTTTTGGGCGTCTGTGTCAATTTTAAGAAACCATTCAAAGAACCCCCTATAGTCATCAATTTTGAAATACTTATCATCAAAAACCTTAAAAGCTTCAAAAAGATTATGAACTTGACCTCTCGTGAGTCTTTTAGAAATAGTTTCTTTCTCAAATTCGTCGTCCAAATTAACAACGTGATTTGTAAGCCTGTTTAGCGCAGATATAGTTTTTGTACTCCAAGCAGCCGTATTTTCATACACATCGTCAAGTTGTGTGCCCTTCAGAAAACCCTTATAATTTTTTTCAATCTTAAGAGCAAGCTGGGCTAGTGTTTCTTCATGAGTGCGCTTATCAATTGGGTCCGAGCCTTTAAAGATAAAGTTCGTAAAAAAACTCGAAGTCTTTCCGCCGTACTCACGAATGGTTTGTGCCAAAAGTGTGACCCTCGCTTGACGCCACTCCTGTCCATTCAGTTTTGTTTGGGTATTGAGCGCACGGAACAAGTGACACATATCATTAATTGTTATTTTTCTCAAAATAACGACTTCAATTTTTTCAGTGTAAAGCACGTCGTGCTGTAAGTCCTCAATCATTTGATTAAAACTGACTGGCTCTTCACCATATTCGTCGCTTTGGATTACCAAATCTTCTTTGCCATTAATGAAAGCTACAAGATAACTTGCTGAATTGTTACCATCAATGCTCACATATTTGTGCCCGTTATCCAGTAGTGATTGAAAATATACAATTGATGGCTTGTCATCTATTTCCTTACAATATTTTAAGGATTCCTGTACATCAACGTTAATTATTTTGTTAAAAGTCGAGCCACTAAGAAAATTAGAAATATATGAACAAGCTTGAGATGTTGTCCATCCAGATCCATAATGGTACCCACCAAATCTTTGGAAACTACCATCTAGTTTAGTTTTGTTGTATATTTTCTTCAGCATGAATAGACTTTTCTTTTCACACTTCGCATCATATTTATCAGTCATTGCTGGCATTTTAAATTACCTTTATTCCATTTTGTTTAATTTCTGTCATACATACACTCGCCTTAAGGCGAGGATCGGCTTTTGGTTTCGGATCGAAATAGTCCTTTCTAAGTTGTGGTAAAACTATATCATATACTTGATCGCCTGTCAAGTACCAAGACTCTTCAAGTTTGCCAGTTTTGGCACAAAATCTGTCAAAATAGTGCCGCTTCATATCCTTGACTTTTCTCTTGGTGTATTCTACTTGTTCATTCCATGTGTTTTTATTGGACTGACCCGTATATGCGCCCTTAATATTGTTACTAATGGTAGATTTTCTCTCGGCCGGCTGGAGTTGGGCGCCCTCCATGTAATAACAATCGGGTCCAGACTTTTCCTTGCGTGCAATACAGCCTGTCTGGATAGATGCTATTACTTCTCGTAATTTACGTGGATCTGTCGGTAAACCACGTTCCGTCAATAGTGTAGTAAGATCAATATACAAACCAACAAGTTTAAGATCATCAGCAGTCATCCCGTACTCCCTAGTGCGCCATCACCCCTGTCGCTGATGGTCATTGGATATTCATTATAGAGTGTCTCTGCGGCTGTCTCTTGCGGTCGAAAATGAACCACAGGGGTCAGCACCAGTTGTGCAATTTTTGTGCCGTTCTCAACATATTCTGTGGTTGAGCCGATGTTGTGAAGGTTAATAAAGACCTCGCCTTCATAACCTGAATCAATTACGCAGGCTCCTACAACCAAGCTTCTCTTCGCGGCCATTCCTGACCGGTTTTTTACCTCAAGCATATAGCCATGTGGCACTTCAAACTTCAAGCCAGTTGGGAAGATTTTGCTATCTCCCGGCTGCATCCGCCAGTGAGCGGTGGTCATATCGGGGCAAAAGTATACATCGAGTCCTGCGTCCGAAGGGTTTGCGCGAGTTGGGGTCGTAACCCCTTCCCGCACTTTAGAATATCGTATAATCATGGGGTGTTGTTGCCTCCGCTAATCATTTCAAAGTTCTCCACCACTTCATCGATGTTAAACTTACCCTTGTAAAGCCGATAGGCTTTTACTGCTGCTCGAATTTCGTCGGTATTCAACCAACTGTTCTCGCGGTACTCTGACCGCAGGTCGCGACGTTGATCCTTATAGGGTTCCATCGCCTCTTCAATTGCTGCCAATGAGCGAATATACTCCTTGACATACTTTTTCTTTTCTTCGTGTGAATTGGCCACACTGCCTCCTTTGTTACTTATATAATATAACAAATTCTAGAGGGAATGTCAAGCGTTTATTTGCCTTGACCCCGATATTTTTTCTTGTATCTCTTGCCGCCGCCATTTGGGCCGGGACTACCATATTTCGTATTGGTAGATTGTCCATTATACGTTCGTTTCGGCCTCTTTACTGCCGTTTTATTCTTAGTGTGTTTGCTAGATGCCATTTTTACTCCTATTTAAAGTCAAATTTAACTGTAGCTTCAATTTTCAAGTGTGGGACGTGAAGATGATTTGCAAGATTGTGCTTCAAACACTCGTCAGATTCTAGGAACCAATCTGCGTGTCCTTTTTCATGAATAATATCTAAAAAATAATCTTCGTGATGGCCACAATTTTTTGCCATCATCTTATAAACTTTTTGGTTGAGCCGCTCCGTTTCTTCTGCATCGGCTTTAACCTCTTCTACTTTTCCAATAGTCATTGACGAGACATCATGAATCATCAAGGTAGCGTCTGGGTCCATATAGCGCATACCTTCTTTACCAAAGCTAAAAAGGAGCGCACCACATGACATGGCCTTTCCTTGAACTATTGTAGCAACTGAAATGCGAGAATGTCTTATGTCAGAAATCATTGACATCAAACTATATACTTGCCCTCCATAGCTATCTATAATTATAGGGACCACCGGTTGGCCTGTGTTTTGGGCTTTGCTCATTTTGTCCGAAAACTCTTTTGCGGACGCTTCATCAAATTTTTTGACGCGGATAACAATCGGAAGATCGTCAATGAGTTCTTTATCTTTCAATAAAGGACTAAAATTTTTAATAACATTCATATTATTAACTAGCCCAATAGCCTGAAAGTTCTACCAATTGCATAGGTAGAAAACCCCCATTGCTCATCATACTTTAATCTTGCCATATAAGGTCGGTTCAAGAAGATCGCGTCTTTCTCTGGTTTAACGCCCCAGCAGCGGATTTTGGTCAACTCGTTATTAGAATCAATTGTCTCCACAATCCAATAAAGTTTTCCATTTTTTGTTTTCTTCGGAATAATCTTGCGCGGAATAAACCAGCACACTTCCAAATCGGTATCAAATTCAGAAATGGGAGGAATAAATTTCTCTTGGAGTTTCTCCACCGTTTCTGTTTTAATGACAAGGTTAATCGGGAAGACTCCTGTAAGCTCTGTCTTAAATTGAATGATCTCTTCTTCGGTGAAATCGCCTTCGGGCCGATACAGTTCCAGATTCTCTCGAAACTTCTTTAAGTTCTTCGGACGCTCGACCACACAAGCTGACCAAAAATGCTTTCGACCAGTGAATCTGTCATCCATGATGTTGTCCAGGGCTCCTCCACGACATAGCGCGTCGAGGGCTTTCTTGTTGAATTTGCTATAAGATATTTCTTCTCTAAACAGAAGATCTTCTGCGTTCTTAAAAGGTCGATGCTCAAGAATCTGTTCAATCGCTGACATACCTAGACCCTTAATGGAAGTGAGCGGCTGAATAAGCGTTTTGCCATCTTTGCTAATCTCCCACACGGTTCCAGATTTGTTGATGTCTAACGGAGCGATCTTGAAGCCATACTTCTTGGCGATGTTGATTGCCTTTTCTTTTCTCGTCTCGGGCTCTTTGTCCAAGAAGGCGGCCATCCACTCAGAAGGATAATAATTCCACAGCCACGCGCACTGGTAAGAGATAATGCTGTAGGACACTGCATGCGACTTATTGAAGCCGTATCCAGAGAAATACTCAAACTTATCCCACAAGGCCTCTGCCTTGTCTCTATCGATTCCCTTAGCTGCGCAGCCGTCTACAAACTTAACTCTAAGTTTGGTTTTGATTCCGCCTTTACCAGTTCCCTTTTTAGTGAGAATCTTGCGCAAGAGGTTGCCCTCGTCAAGAGTAAGGCCACCGAGCCTGTGAGCCAACAATGCAATCTGTTCCTGAAAAATCAAGAACCCAAAGGTCTCTCCGGTAATCTCTTGGGACTCTTCGGAAAGATACGATACATATTGGGGATGGTTCTTTGCTTCCATATAATCTGCATCGACGCCAGCCGACAAAGGGCCGGGACGAAAGATGGAAGTTACGGCTGAAATATCAATGATATTGCGTGGTTGTGCTTTTGTACAAAAGCTTTGCGCGCCTTGTTCTGTAAACTGAAATACACCAGCCCACTTGCCTTGATGGAAAATGTTTTCATACACCGCTTGGTCATCAAAATCGATTACATCTGGATGTATATTCTCATTGTAATACTTGAGAACATCTTCAAAGGTTGGGTCTTCGACTCCATGGTGACGACGCAAGATATGCTCAATGCACCCTTCCATCATCTTCAAGGTAGACAGTCCCAATAGATCAAACTTAATGAAGCCCATGGGCTCTAGATGTCGAACGTTCTGACCTTCGGCCCACGGCGCTTGACGCACCCCACCCGAATTAATGAGAGGCATTGACTGATCCAAATCCTCGGCAATCACCACCCCGCCGGCGTGACGCGAACAGGAGCGTACCTGTCCTACAAGGCCCTCAACGCGTGCCTTGACTTCTGGATACTTTTGAAGAAAGCTTTGGAGGGTAACAGAATATTCCATCACCTCTTCCCACGTCGGTGCATACACGCCGGCTTTAATACCGTGCTTCTTCTTAGCTTCGGGCGTTGCTTCTCGAATCATCACACTAGTGACGTTGTTAACCTCTGTAAAGGGGATACCATAAAGCTTTGAGATGTCTTTGATTAGAGATCTCAACTGCAATGTATTCCAATTGGAGATCGGGGCTACGCAATCTTCACCCCACATCTGAACCAACCTCTCTTTAAGCTCCATACTATCAGATACATCATAATCAATATCGGGATAGTCGGTTGCGTCCGAGCGCAGAAACCGTGAGAATAGCAGCCCATACTTAATGGGATCTACCTGCGTAATGCCCAGCGTGTAGGCTACCAGGGAACCAGCGGCCGAGCCCCGGCCAGGGCCAGCAAGCATCTGCTTGGTGGCTTCGTCTGCAATTGCTTTCATTGTCAGGAAATACTTGGAAAATCCGCGGTCATCAATTACATCTAGTTCTTTCTTTAATCTCGCGAGATACTCTTTGTTATCATGGAGGCCGCGTTCACGCAAACCTTCCAAGGCGTAGTTTACCAGCGCTTGCGTAGCAGTGGTGCCGGCAGGCACAACAAAATCAGGAAGGCGCACGGTTGTATCTGGAAAGAAACTTTCAATGCGGTCGTGGGCAATATGGTATGTCTCGGTAATGCTATTCATTACCAAGTCATCATTATACTCAAAGCCCGTGCTCAGACAATAATCTTGATAGCTTTTCCACATTTGGTCGCCGTTCTTGGGATACAGTTCGTATCCAATCTCCTCTACACCCTCGGGGAATTCCGCGCCCTCACCCCAGGATGGAGTTCCTTTCCCGAGCCAACCCAGGCGCTTGTATAGCTCTCTATCCTTCCATGCAGTCTGGTTCGGGTAGTGACTGTCGGCTGTGGAAATCAGCTTCATATTAAACTCTTCAGAAATCTGAATGATGAGCTGGTTAAGTTCGTGCTGCTCTTTAATATTGTTCCACTGTAGCTCTCCATACCAGCGATCTCCGAAGACCGCTTGCATGCGGCGCGTAGTCTCGCGCATGTCATCGAGGGCCGCTTCACGGTCAACACCGGTACGGTTGCCCTCGTCATCATACGTGCCATTCTCCCAGTAGTTTCCGGCATAGACTCCACCGAGACATGCGGAGGCAGCGATGATTCCCTCGTTATATTTCTCAAGCAGCGCATAGTCCATGCGAGGATAACGATAGAAGTTTTCACTCTTATAGCTCTCGGATACCAATTTGAAAAGGTTGTTAAGCCCTGTTTGGTTCTGGGCCAAAAGAATGAGGTGGCGTCTGCGGCGTAAAATATCTTGTACGCGCTTGCTGTCAGTTTCGTCTTCTACGGTTGCGCCTGACGCTGCGTCTTTCTTGGCGCTTCTCGCGCGTTTCTTGTCAGCCATCGCTGTGTCGTATTCTTCGCGCCATTCGTCAATGGAGGGAATGAAGTAAGCTTCGACTCCAAAAATAGGTTTGAAGTCTCTCCCGCCTGCCTGCATCTTTTTGGCGTGCAATACCTGATATGCTAGACCGTTCATATTGCCGTGGTCAGTGAGTGCTAATGCATCACTGCCATTCTCATATGCAAAGTCCATGTGTGCTTGCGGATAGCCAATGGCATCAAACAGCGATCCCGCTACGCTGTGGGCGTGAAGCCCTACGAATTTAATCGTCATTTAGTTTTCCCTCTCTATATACTAATTTAACATGTTTATGGGCTTTAGTCAAGTTATTTGACGGTTTTTGTATAAAATTTTCAGAACCCATAAATAGTTGATATTCTTGCCATTTTGAGATATCATAGTACCAGTCAAGCTCTTCTTTGTGAGCATTCGTCTCGTTAATTTTTTGAAAGACTGTATCGAAGTCAAATTGGCGTGCTGACCACCTTTCATTAAGTGGCAATTTTTTTTGGGGGTATTTTTCTTCGGGGCCTGGGTTAATAAACTCACGAGTGGTAGTTTTGTTGATATGTCTGCGACACTGTATGTAGTCTTCTCCAAACATTGTAAAGGCAAGCGGTACATTATCTTTAACAGTTTTGCCATTATGCGTTAAAAAAAAGTTATTTTCAAAATCTGAAATTTTGGGCCGCAAATTTCTTAGCGAATATACATTATAGGCACTCATTGGAAATGTCACAAAATACTTGTGTGGAATCACCCAGTGGGAGATAATGTTTGCTACCCTCCACGCTGAATTTACGCCATGCAAAGCTGACCACCCGTAGGAGTCTCGCCGGTCTCGGTCTTTGGGATGAACTGGCACGTAGTATATAGGTATTTCCTTGCGCTGTTCACTCGGAAAGATAGCATGTTTTCGCGAATAATATACAGGGTCATAGGCCCACTCTCCTATCACTTTTTTTATGATGGGCGCAAGGTCATCATTGGCGACAATCCAAATGGTTTGACAGCCTGCGATAGCGCACTCAAAGACTGCTTTTTGAATGGCCGTAAAGCCAGGATCTACTGGGAGTAGGCACTCTGGTGTGGTCAAATCAAAATCTGTATGTAAATTGGCTAGTGGTATAATACCGGCAAGATGTATGTGTCTCCCATCACTCATAAGTTTTCTAAAAGTCTATGATATCCCATACAAGCCGATGATAAATCTTTGAGTAGATCTTCTTCTTTAATCTCCGGAGTTTCGATAGTCTCGACGGATGACTGTGGGCGCGCCAGTTCCTTGCGTCTCTCGCGGCCAATGATAGTCGTTCTAAATTTGTAATATTTTGGCACCCCCGTAGGCGAATAACCATTAAACAACCCCTTCATTCCTCGGCTTTCCATTTCAGCTACCATCTTAAATCTCGCCATGGTTTGCGAGTAGTCAAAATCTAATAACTCTGTTTCTGTTAGCCTGGAAACAAGACAAGCATCCTTGACAGGAGAAGCCCCATCAATGCGATCTGTAGGGTAAAACCAGATTTGCTTAACGAATTCATCCGCTGTCTCAATGAAATCGATTTCATGTTTCCCTCCTCGATTGAATGCTATCCAATCATAACACATATATGTGGGGTTGGCAACTATTTTTTCTTCAGTGAGGCCAGTGCAATTGTCATCACCAAAATAATAAGCTTTTTCAAATTTGATCTCAGCTATTTTTGAATACTCGTTGGAACACACTAAAGTTTCTCCCGTGTATCTCATGCTTTCACACAGATCGCTTAACGGCATTTGTCCTTCGAGCGACAGAAGAAACAAGAGCCTTTCCCAAAGTAATTCTTTAGCAGTTCCAACGTTAATGTTTTGATTGTGCGTGACGAGAGAGCGAGAAACATTCTCCAAACGCACACACGAAAGATCCCACGAGGGCTCTAAATAATCAAATCTAAAAGGTCGACGTGGTACTGTGAAAAAAATGGGCAATTTGTTATGGAAGGCATACAAAACAGCCGTTAAATTGCTACCAATTACTACGTCGCCGTATTCAAGAATCATCCTCGCAGACTTCGCTGGCGCTGCTGTATCCACTCTCTTCCTCTTCTTCTACTTCTTGTAAAAGGGCCTTAATATCTAAATTGGCACAGTCTCTTTTGGTTTTGCTCACATGATAGTGGCTAATAAATCCGGAGAAGGAACCATACTTTACATCCTGCTCATAATTGGTAGACGTATTGCCAAATTGTGTGAGGGGTGCTTCATAGGGAATGTCTAGGCCCTCGTGGATTGCTTTCCAAAGTGCCTTTAAGGCTCTAATTTGAACCGGATAAAAATCTAGGTAGGGATCTATATCCTCGCCGTGAACACGAGAATTTTCTACGAGTGCTCTTTCGCCATATCCATTTTTAACATACCAGTCTTGGTACTTGAGATAATAAGCGTTGCTAATCTCCACTCCCACAGAGGCGCGATTAACTCGGGTGCTTCCCGCGTGCCAACATCCATGTTGCATATCAATAGTTTGATAAATGGTTCCATCATTATCAATTAAGAAATGGACTGAGATCCCTTTCTTGTCGAGCACTTGCTGACAGGAGTTAGAACTTAGGCAAACATCCCAATGGTTTACAAACAGGCGTATTTTGCGTGAGGGTCGGCCTGTATAGTCATAGTAGGTGCCGGCTTTAGATTTTTGACCGCCGCTCTCAGACCACAACACAACTTTGTCCCACTTAATTGGAATAAAGTTTCCGTTATAGACGATGTAATTAGAATACGCAGGCGTGCTAGGTTTATGCTCATCTATCTCGGCTTGTCTTTCAGTCCAAACCCTACGAAATGTCATTGGGCCGACCAAGCCATCAGGCGAAAGTCCGCGTTCGCGCTGCCATTTCTTAATGGCGCGTACTAGCTGGTCGTCAAAATATTTCTCTCCAAACCAAGTTGGATCCCATCCCAAATTCGCCCCGGATGATTGGTTATAAAAGTTCTTATCAATGGGCATAGCATTTTATTTTCCTGTTACTCCGACAATATTCCTACAATATAATTATCTAGCACTAGGTTAATTGTCTCATTTTTCACATTAATTTCCTCAATCATCGACTTGTCAACGATGATTTCTGTGCCTACATTGAGTTCCTCTTTAAATCTTACATCTTGTGCCCAACTCACGACCTTAACAACTACATGCTTTTCTTCCGTAGGTTTAAAATCCTCGGGAAGAACGATTCCGCTTGCGGTGGTGGGGCCCGGCGGGGGCGGTACTACTATTTGTAGATGCCTATTTACAGGCTTCAGCATTGGTCACCTCTTTATTGATTACTCTTTCATGAGTACTGAATTCTTTTCTCGTTAAAAAAGCTTCTTCGCGTGCATTGCATTTTTTACAACGCATTGAAACGTTGATGTTTTCGCAAATCATTGCTTCTATTCTGCCTGTGGGTACCCAGTAGCATTCCTTCTGGTTTCCTTTACAGGCTATCTTTATTCTTCTCTCTGCAAGAAGATGATTAAAGTTCATAGTTTCTCCTATAATGTACATGTATCGTTAGTGCAGAATTTTGTTCCCGCACCACCCTCGGATTCATCTATTCTGGCGAGGGGGGTAATCTTAGCAAACATTTTTTCATAGGTGTCTTTTGTAATAGACTCATAGGGAGCCTGCTCATAGCCTGTCTCTTGATACTTCAAGAAAGAAACAGCTTTTAATCTGGTCTCATACATTTCTAGCGCATTCTTAAGTTGGTGTGATTCGTCTTCTTTAAATGTCACAGTAATTGAAACTGAATTGTCTGCCCAATAATATTGATATTGAGCAGCAATCTCAAGCTGTTCCCATATGCTTACGTCGCACTTACTCTTCGTAAAATATGGCTCGTGGACTGGAAACTCCACTACCATTGTGCGTGGGGAATATTTATCCTTCTCAATATTATATCCGGAGTTCTTGAGCCTGTCAAGGATTTTTGAATCCTGGGAGAATCTAATGCGTCTAATGTAGTATTCGTCTTCCGGAAAATGAATACCGGGAGTGGAACCATTCAATAAAGAAACGGTGCCAGACGGCTTGATCGATGTCGTCCGGACAGATTTTGGAATGCATAGCCAGTTTGAATACTCTTCATCTAATTCTTTGACATAATTATAAGCTTTGTCACACCACTCATACATTTCGCGGCGTCCATGCTTGTTAAATGCTTGGACCACTCCCGATTGGGACAGTCCAATGCGCCTGTTCTTGAGCATCTTGGCGTTAGTCTCTGGCCAGTGCGTGTTAGAGAGTGTGATGGTCTTGCCGTATAAATATGCAATCTTTAATGTCTTAAGGTAGTCTTCTAGATCGTCGTGCTTAGCTGGGAATGTTTCAACCAGACAGCAAAGCTCTGCATCTTCAAGCTGTTGTTCTACGCACGGGTTAAAGCCGGCAACGTTAATGTCGTCTAGTCGGATCCCATCCTTAAAGCGGCCTCGGGTGCGCGCATTCTCTAGCCAGATGTATCCGGGCTCTCCGTTAGCTTGACTTTGTGCAGCGTGCCATGTGTAATCCATACCCACTACTGCATTGAAAGAGTTGTTGGACCCCCATCGATGATGATAAAGCTTTTCGTCATCGTTTTTCATTTCCAGATAATATCGATCATCATAGTTGCCAATGGCTAACGCGGCTGACCGACGAACATTACCAGCTACCACGCAGCGGCCAATGAGGTTTTCTGTATCTACTATATCAACTGACGAAACTGGTTCACCCGGCTTGCTTCCATAAAGCTTTACTAGGTTTTCATGAAGTTCTTTGAGGGGGCCATGGCCACTAGAGGTTCCACCAAATCCATGGATAAGGGCGCCTTCGGGACGGATGGCAGAATAATCAAACTTGGGAACCTTTCCTCCAAAGAAAAATCCATCCAACAACAGATGGACAGAATCTACCCAGCCCTCGCGGGAGTCGTCAATGACCAGTGTATCATTTGTATATTGTGGTTCTTGAACGGTCAGCGTGTTGGCTCCTTCAGTATCAAATCCTACGCCAATCCCCAGCATCAAAGCATCCATCATCCACGCAAAAAGATATCCCCCCTTGCTGGAGAGATCTCTTGTGGAGCGGAACGCGCAATTAAAAAGTCCTGCGGCGGTGCGCTCTTCTACAAACTTGGTACCCATCATCCAGAGGCCGCGACCAGGAGGCGTCCACTTCAGATTAAACAGCCGGTCATAAGCTTCTTTGGCAGTCTTTTGTGCCTTTGCATCATTCCATTCAAGACTAAGCAAAAAGACATGTTGCTTTTGCATGTTAAACATCCCTTCAATCACACGCTTGCAGGTTTGCCACCATTCTTCTGATCCACTGGCATCTGGATCGAATTCGCTAAGCCTACGAGAGTAGGTGCGTTTGAATGTGACGTATCCTAGTGGACCCCATGGTACTTCTTTAGTTTTATAGGGCTCCAAAAAGGTGTCTGATAGTCGGAATCTCCGGATGTTTTCTATGGTTCTCATTTGTTTTTATTTCCTTTTTAATCTTGAATATTTTTCTCGTAATAATTTCTGCTGTTCTTTGGAACTTAGCGTAAGCGGGGCTGTTACAACAGAATTAACTGTGGTGGGCATCGATGCTTTTGGAAGAATCTTAATCTGTACATTGGATGTATCCATAAAGATAGGATACACCATCCCATCCGGCCCATTTCTATTCTTTGCAATAAACAGCTTTCCCTGATTATTTTGTTTGTCTTCGATTGTTCGAGAAATCGAAAAGATAAAGTCTGCTACGAAACACTTGTTAAATGCTTCTGAGATCTGCTCCATTGTAATAACTTCTGCGCTTAATCCAGAGCGATTTGTTTGCGATGCTGTCCATATGGGACACTTGAATTCCGAAGCGAGCGCGCGTAGCTCTTCGTAAATAGACTCAAGCTCGTTTCTCTTCTCTTTTCTTGCGATAACCGGTTTTAAAAGATCGGCATAATCAATAATAATCATACCGGGAGTAATGCCCCGCTTGAGCAAGCGCGCAAGATGGGAGCGAATTGTGTTGGTGCTGGCTGACTTGGTGGGATACTCTTTAACAATCAAAGAGCCATCAAGCTCTTTAATCTCTTCATAGATTTCGTCTTTAAAGCTACGAATATCTGAAAGTGGGTAGCCAGTAATACAACTATCGTAACGTATTCCAATAACGGTATCTTGCAATTCAAGTGTGTAATGTACAACCGTCTTGCCCTCTAAGATCCCTTGGGCGCCAAGATGCACTAACGCCATTGACTTTCCTGCGCCTGTGGGTGCAATAACAACGCCTAATTCACTTTTGCCGAGGCCCCCGCCAGTAATTGTGTCTATTTCTTTCCACCCTGTGGTCATAGGATTTCGATGCTTGGGCTTAAACCTCTCTTCAAAATCAGCAAAATAGTCATAGCCGAAATTGTTTTCGGATCCAAGTTTAAGAGCATCATTAATAACTGTAGAGATTTCATCGAACGAGCAATTTTGTAGCAGCCCTACAGATTTCATCATGGCTTCTTTAAGGTTTTGCTTGCGGCAAAAATCCAGAGAGGTTTCCTTAATGTATAATATGTCGGACATTTCACGCGTATGAATTCTAGCGAAATAATCGCGTACTTGATTTTGTGTAACCTCATCCTCATTATCCATTTCGGTTCTAAGAATTGTAATCATTGCCTCGACAGAAGGATGGGTGCCGTATCTATTTCGATAGTTAATAACTTTGGTAACAAAGACGCGTAAATATTCAAGTTCTAAAAATTCTGTGTCGAGGACTTCGGTAATCTGATCCGCGAACGGTCTGTCCTCAAAAATAAGTTGTACTAGTCCCTCTTGGAAGGCTTTTCCGTACCTTCCAAAATTCACATTTTCAGTGAGCATCTATTCCCTCTCGATGTTGTATTATATATATAACAAACCTCCCCATAAAGTCAATCTAAAATTTAAAATAATTCTTTTGTGTTGTCAAGACATTCCCTGGTGATCTTATTTAAGTTCTCTTTAAGATCCTCCCAGTTTAATTCACCAAATCCATCTGCGCGCATCATACCAATGAGTTCGGTTTTATTAAATTCGCACTCAAAGTTTTCTATCGATTCTTCAACATGCTGTTTAGATTGAAACGACATTTGTGGAGCATATAATTGCATCATCTTATAGTTGTGCGCGATTAACTTTTGGTTGTCGGCAACGTTCGAGAAAAACTTTAAGTTACTATCAGCATCTTTGCAAAATTCTACAACTTCATCAATCGTATACGACTTCTCTTCACTAAGAAAATCAAGGCGTTTCTGAATTGTTTTAAACCCGGCACCCTTAACACCAGGAAGGTTGTCGGAAGCGTCTCCAATGATCGCTCTGGCGAGTGCCATATTGGTTGGGTGTACTCCTGTCTGCTCAATGATGCGCTTTTGGTTTAGCAACTCGTTTTTAGTAGGCCGAAGCAGTACAGTTTCCTCGTTGCAAACCTGCATAAAATCTTTGTCATTAGAAATGATAATTTTTTGCCATCCTTTATAATAATCCATCTGCGTAATATATGCAATCACATCGTCAGCTTCAATTTCCGGAATCATAAACTGAATGATGGGCATGTTATTCATATATTCAATAACACGACTTTGTTGCCACATCTTGTTCTGCAACTCTTCGTCATCAGTAAGGTTGTGATACGCTCGATTTAATCTAATCGGCTTCCTACCCTCTTTATAGTTTTTGTCTATGCTCTTTCGCTTTCTAGAGCCGTTAGGACCGTCCCATACCACTACGATCTGATCCGGTTTCGTCTCTCGGACGTGTCGCTGAAGGATTTTGATAAACCCTTTCAGGCCGCCGATGGGATCTCCATTAGAGGAAATCGAGGGGTCTACGATATACGCCCTCAAATATGCGTTTAACGCATCTACAATTAATACTCGTTTCATTTAAAAAGCCCTACCTGTTATATACAATATAACATGGCAGGGCTTAAATGTCAAGCAGTTTTTAGCGATATCTGCGGGCTGGTGGGTGTGGTCTGCCGCGGCCTTGGATGTATCTAACATGCGTATGCGGCTGTCGTGACAACATCTGGCGAGGCACCGTTCGCAAATCCCAATACCCGTGTACCCACACACCACGCGGAGTTCGGTGTCCCCTTACCCAGACCCATGCACGGACATTGACACTAACATTGTGCGTGTGGGGATGGGGGGTGTGACGCACGACTGGTGGTGCGGGTGGTCGCTGACTCGGTGGAGGGGTGTGTGCGTGAACTGTGCAGCCACTCCCAATTAAAGCTATAAAAGCTATAGTGAATTTATTCATTTTGTTTTCCTTTCTCTGCTGGTGCGGCTAATTCGTCCGGATCTTCATAAAAATCTTCTGCGCTTCCATCCCGACGATCAAATCTTTGAATAACCTCTTCATCCATTAGACGTATGACGTGCTCTCTAAATTCATTATCGGTTTTAATAATCTCGGTCCACTTTGAAGGCTGGAATTTCTTGGAGTATCCGTCTGCAGTTTCTAATGTATACCACGCACCCTTGGAAGTGAGACACTCGGATGTTTTAATAGCATCAAACCAACTCTCTTCGTCTCGGATACCAACTTCGTCAGTGCCCCACATAATACGGAAAGCACAATTTCTTCCTTGAGTTCCAAACCTAGACTTCTCCAGTCTAATCTTGACTTCGGATCCGATACGGAAACCTTTATCATCCATCACAAACGCACTCTTAGCCTTGCGTCCGGTTAGCCAGATACGCAAAGAATAAGAATAGTGCATAGCTTTTCCGCCCGGTGTCATATAGGGCGTAGTCATCGCTGTGATATGCGCCATAGGGCCGCTAGTAATGTTGGTCTTAAGCTGGTTAAGAACCAAGAAGGTTGCTTGCTTGTCTGCAATCGGGAGAGTAAGCTTTGACATTCCCTTCGCAAGGATGCGCGCCTTCATTGCCATCGAGGATTGAGGATTAAAGTCGCCCTCAACATCTGATACCGATGGAGTGAATGCTAGAGAGTCCCAAATCAACAACAGCTTTTCATCCGTTGCTGCCAGAAGTTCTTCAATCGTCTCCAATACAAACTCGACAGACGATGCCTGAACGTACATTAACCGCTCTAGGTCGCATCCTGCTGCCTCCAAAAAAGCAGGGTCGATGGCTGACTCGGAATCAAAATACACCACCAGCTTATCCTGTTTTTGGGCGTTCGCTGCAATCTGTGCAGCCATGTAAGATTTGCCTGTGGAGGTGAGTCCTGCAATCTCTGTGACCTTACCAACAGGAATGCCTGCGTACTGTCCTTTACAGATAATACTATCCAGCCAGCGGGAGCCTGTGGGTATCCACTCTTTGACTTCCGTAGGATTGTCTCCTGTCAGGTCGTGGGCCACGTTGCGGCCCGCTTTTTTATTTACCAAGGTCATGAGATCTTGCATAGATACACGACCAGCTTTAGTTTGTTTTGCCTTTCTCGGCATTTTGCCTTCCTTTGTTTCTAATTAATGGGGGGCAGACTTTTCCCGGTCTGCCAGCGGGGCGAGCCTAGCCTGCTACCAATTCATTGAAAGCACGGTCGACGTCAGTCGTTTCGGTTGTGCTATACTTGGCAGTCTCGCGTGAGCGCGACTCGGCGGATCCGTCTCCGGCAAGCTGCTCGTCGAGAATAGCGTCTACCTGCTGTGAACTAAGTCTCTCAAATAGACCGTCAAAGTCAGGCATGCCATCAAGGAGGGCGGGGATGGCTTCAGTATCCTCAAGCAATGTTGAGGTGTTACGACGCATTTTCAGGCTCGTCTGGGGGTAGGCTCCAGGCTTTGTGGGCTTAGTGTAGGTAAGAGTAATATCTGTACCCTCCCCGATATCAGTGATATCGCCATATTCTGGATCCAGGATGTAGCCCAGAAGAAGTTCGTATGCGGTCTTACCATAACCGTATACCTTAATTCCCTCATCTTCTCGACCACGAATAACGACAGGGCTGAAGTATCGAGTGCGCACAAAGAGTGACTTTGCAAGCTTCTTGCTTTCCTCGTCGTTATTTTCGCTTCCTTCGCGCCACAGTTGTGATGCGAATTCGCAGATAGGACATGCTTCACTAAAGTTACGCTTGGGACACAGGACACCGCCCTTGTGATCACCTACGTTATAATGAAAGAACATTTCCTTCAACGGATCTCCGTCGTTAGTTGGAATGATCCGAATATCGGTGTCTCCCTCGTCTGGCTTGAACCAAACAGAAGTAGAATCACCCTTGTTTTCACCGCGCAAAGTTGCGAGCTTGCGGCGCATAAGCTCCATATCAATTGACATTATTCAATTTCTCCTTTTGTGAATAAAGTATATCACACTCAACTTGAAGAGTCAAGT